GTAATATCCAATTGCACTATTTGAGTGAAATATAGAGTCTAAACTGTCATCAATATCGATTAACGTACAAGAAGACCATTGACGATTCGGTGTACGGACACCTGCCATAATTGGAGTTGGAAGACTTAATTTGAAAAGTGATACGTGATCATAAAACTTTTTTACCCACTTTAATCTATCTGTCTTATAGTCCATAAAAATAGTCATGGCAATAAGCATGTACATATATTGAGGTGTCTCATAAATTTTTCCAGAGAAACGATCTTTCAGTAAGTACTTATCAACAAGTTGTTGAATACCAGCATATGTAAGATTGAAATCTCTGCTATGTTTAATCCACTTATCAATTTGATTGATCTCTGCTTCGGTGTATTTCTCCAATAAAAGTTTATCGTAAATTTCCCAATCAACATTTTTCTTAATCACTTCATATAGTGTAGGCAAAGTATCCTTTGCTTCGAATACTTGCTTACGCAATAAGTAATTTAAAAGATTTGATGCAACAAACTGATAGTTTGGTGTTTCTTCGGAAATAAGGTCACATGCTGATTGGATAAGAATGTTGTGAATGTCGATGGTTTTAACACCATCTATCATTTGGAGTTTCGCATTCATTGCGATGTCGGATGCACTGACATTTTTTATGCCTTCACATGCCCACATTAGTACGTTATTTATTTTGTCAAAGTTAAGTTCTTCTTTTGTTCCGTTTCGTTTAATGACGAAAATAGTGCTACTCATATTTTATGATTATGAATTTTTATAAAATTAAATAAAATTTTTTATTTACCTACTAAAGGAGAGGTGTTTTATAAATAGATAAAGAAACTATATTTTTTCCGAATTTTCATCAGAACTATCTTCATTTTTTTTATCTTCTTGATTATCAGAAGACTTATTTTCTTCATCCTTTTTATTATTATCACGCACCTGTTGATCAATCAATTTATTGATCGCATCTTGAAATAAAGGGTCTTGAAGAGGTTGATTTTTTGAAGTTGATTGATGTTTCCCATCTTTTTGATTAGATGGACGAATACCTTCAATTAATCTAATTTCAAGCGTATCGTTATTATAAATTGAATTTTCGTATTGTTGACCATCCTTAGTCATACGTGACTTAATGATCTGAACATTTGCCAAGTTGTCTTGCTTCTGTTCTGGTGATTTTGCAACCGAAAATAAAAAGTGAGTCTTTTGTGCTCTTTTTATGTTTCCACCCATTTGATCACCATGCACATACTCAGAACGTACAGCAGCACGATTTCCCTGAATTGCAGTCCAGCATGGAATATTGAGATCAGCACACATTAATTCGAATGCTTTCACTACCACCAATTCCGCTTCATTCTTATCACCGTGTGTTGGTTTATGTGATTCACAGCAATCTAAATAATCAAGCAAAAATATATTAAATTTTATACCAAAAGATTTTTCGTAATTACGAATCCATTTTTCAATGTTTGGTATTGTCGGAGCACCGTCTTTTGATTTCCATTTTTTTAAAACTAGACGACCACCAATTCCAGATTTCTCATGTTTTTCATGAAACTCTTTTACCAATTGAATTGCACTATCTCTTTTACTGTCAAGTTCCGACAATGGTATTTTTGACCATAAGGTATAATGCTTACGTTTCACATCGGCAACATTATCTTCAAAAAATATTTGAAGAACATTTGCACCAATATCAAATGCAGTATTTGCACATTTACATAGGAAAGTAGTTTTACCAATACCATAAGGCATAAGTGCAATACCCATCTCACCTTTACCCAATCCACCCGCCATTGCCTGATCCATCAACTTGATACCTGTTGGTATTGGTTCACGGTAATTTTCTCTCAACGCATCTTCGATGTTATGGAACACATCTTCTCCATGATCATGCTCAAGACCCAATTCCATTATCTTTTCGAAACGATCTTCTATTGCAATAACATTCTCTTCAAGATCACCATTCTTGACCATATCCATGATCTCATTGGCAACTTTTTTAGCTTCTTGTTGTTTAACAAATAGCCAGATTTTTTTTTGTATTGCTTCACCATCATTATAGATAGCACCACTATATACACTACGGTCGTAGTTTACAATTCGATTTAAAATCCCGAAAGCGTTTTCTTTATCAATTTCACTCTTAACGTTTCCGGCAATAAATTCGTAAATAGAACGGTTTCGTAGATTGGCAGGAATTCCATTTTCTTCATGATATTTCTTAATCATGCTCATAATATACTTATGAAGCTGATTATCAAAATAACTTGCAGTCAAATTATCTACAATACCTTCCGAAAACTCAGGTACTGTAAGTAATTGCCATAGCACCTTTTCTTGAAAAGATGCACCTAGATAACCAAGATTATCTTTTGATATTTCGTTCATTTGTAAGTAATTGTTTAGACAGTGTAGTCAAAGTTCTTGTTGTAGTCCATTCTTACCTTCTCAATGAAGGCATGATCGGATTTACGATTCAAGAATTCTTCTCTTTTGTCTTTTGACAATTCCCTAACTTGTTGAATTTTTAGATCATACGTATTAATTAAATCATAATCATCCCACATTAAATAAGAACATAAGTAATCAACAATATCATTCAATAGACTATAAAACTCACTTGAGAATCTAGTCTCAGGATTATAATTTTCTACGTAAAAATTTCTTTCAACAATGGGATTTGCGTTAATGTAAACTCCAAATTTAAACTCAGTTCCTCTACCTTGATATTTTGATTTAGGTAATGAAGAATCTTTGTTCACCGTTGGAACAAAAAGTTTAATTGGCTGCATTCTGTTTATCTTACAGATATGCTTATAATAAGCCATTGTTTCAAATTCAAATCCATCTGATTCTGTATCAGGAATGTGATTGAAGTTAATATTCGATGAATTCATCGAAAGCTGTGCTTGTAAATTTGAAATGATAGTAGGTATTTTGTCACGAATATCAACAGAATATCTCACTACTGGATTATAAATATCCGCACTAAATATTCTTTCATAAATTTTCTCGTTTCTTAAATATACTCCAAATTTAAAATTGTTTTCCATTTTTTTTTCTTCTGACATAAAGCAATTGATTGTATGTAATACAAAGCAATAATACTTAAATTATTTTATGATGTCAAACTATTTTCTTTATATTTTTTTAATAAATCTTTTTCTCTTGCAACAACTGTATAAAACGGTAATACATAGTCAGCAAAGTTACCATTGTTAGAATATAAACTTAAAAAATCATCTTTAACCATCAACGGATAAAGGTTCTTTGTACCTCTATTATCATCAGAAAGTGGTAACTCCAACTGATGCAATTCTTTAAGTGCCTCTTCGTTTAAAAAAGGTTCATTAAGATTCATCAATTTATGGTTGATCCGTAGCTGTTCGATGTTCTTTGTGATATTTTCTAATGCTTGGATAGGCTTCTTTTTCTCCTTCTTACGTTGTTCATTAATTTCTACCGATTTCTTGCAGATATCTCTTACTTTTACTTCACTATCAACTAATTCGGGAAAATACTTTAATAATGTAGCCTCACCAAGACCATCGACTCCCGGAATAACGTCAGCATCATCACCATATAAAATCTTCATTGTCAGTGCATTCTTGTAAAAGAATTTAAAATACATAAAGAAATTGCCAGCTTCAATTAATTCACCAACACTATCCAAATAGATTGAAATATCAAGTTCAAGTAGTTGAAGAAAATCTTGATCATTTGTGTAAAGAATTATTTCTTCTTTTTTATGATTACGCTTACAATATTCAGCAATAATATCATCTGCTTCAATTTCTTGAACTTCAATTTGTCTTATAAAGAGTTCTTCACAATACATTTGCACCCTTTTACGTTGCCATAAAATTGATTGTTCTTTTTCTGTCTCACGATTAATTTCTTCTTGAGTTAATTCAATTGGTTGATACCATGATTTGTCTTTCCTATTTGATTTGTATGGGTGATATAGTCGATGTCTATCTATACCTCCATTTTCACCATCCCAAACAAGAATAACTTTGTTAACTTTTAACTCCTTGATGAACTTACGTATTTTAGTAAGGAAACCATACAATCCTCCAATATGTCCAGTATTTGTATGTCCATTTTTTACACCATGAAACGATCTCTTTAGAAGATACGATGCATCAACAAGTAGTGTTTTAGTTTCCATTATTTAAAATTTACATTTCTTTGAAAAATGCTTTTGTTTCATCATCATTCATTTCAGTTACATCAATACGTGTTTCAATATCTTCTGCTTTCACATTAGAACCTAATACGCTCTTGAAGTAATCCAAGTGATTTTTCTTGTACTCAGCAATAGCTGCCGGAGTTGCTTGAATAAATCCATGTGGTGTTGAAATTAACTTGCCTGATATTGAAATACCACCCAATTTTCCCCCAACTTGGTTTTTAGCATTTTCAATTGCTGCTTCTGTACCAAAAGTAATTTCCTTACCTTTTGTTACTGCACTAATTTGTTTCACACTTGATGTATTCTTACCACCATGATGAAAAATTAAGCGAGAAGCAAACCAAAATGCATCACCACCTTTATGTCTGATCGTTGGTTGTCCGACTGGATTTATTTGCAACCAAATTTTCTGAACACATGCCATTGTATTAGTATATATTCTACTTGATTTTCTTGAATTCGGTATGCGATAATTATTTACTCCCTTAAATGCTTTCTCATATGCACCAGCATTCCACTGATTGTTTTGAGTTGTATCATTTACTCTTGCTTTAGCAACCATGTCACAATCAAGAGTCCCTATTGAATCAATTGCAAAAAATAATTCGTATGGGAGTTCACCGTTCTCTTGTTTATTGATAAAAAAGTTAACACATTCAGCCATATCTTCAATAGTGGCTTCTTCTGGTTTAAATCCTTTATCTCTTTTTAAACCAATTTCTTCTAAAAGATATTGATTATCAACTTCAATATAAAATCCACTTTCCCAATCAAAACCCATCAACTTTAAACGTTCACGGCTCAAATTGTTTTCAGTGTCAATTATAATTGGAAGTACACCTGCTTTTTGTGCAGCAACAAGTGCTTCACATAATGCTGTAGATTTACCAGTATTAGAAAATCCTCTAAATAATGTGATATATCCTTTTGCAATTCCCGGTAATCCAGTTTCTTCTTGCCATGCTGGTGACATTTTGAA